ACAAGGTAAACGGCGGTATTCCATTAATGATTTATCAGGGGTAAATAAATGTCAAACGAGAATAAATGGTCACAACCTGATGCCCCACCTCCCCCAATGTTTGCAGGGAAGAAGGAAAGAGATCTCGTAAAGCAAGTTAATGATGAACTGATTGAACGAGTCATAGGTCAAACCGTCGCCTATTATCCAATAGACACTCAAACAACAAACTTTCACTCTCTCTATGGAGAGGCTATTCACAAAAACTTTTTGCCTCCCATCCGAGTTAATGCTCTTGTAGAATTTGATGGGATAAACACAAAGTTCGAAAATAGTATAGGTTTAGATAAGACCACAGAGATCACAGTCCACTTCCATAAGCGGCGCCTAACCGAAGACCAAGACCTTTTTGTGCGAGAAGGCGACTTCGTGGTATACGGAAAGTTTTTCTACGAGATAGTTAGTTTATCGGAACCAAGACCGCTTTACGGTCAAGTAGATCATCTTTTAGAGATTTCTGCTAAATGTATTCGAGCACGAGAGGATTTATTCGATGCCAGTTAAAAAACCAGACTACTCGTTTACAGACTTGCCAGATCATGGCGATGTATTAAAAGACCTAACTTTTATGCCTTCAACCGCCGAGAATATCGATCAGGCCATATTTAAATTTATCAACGAAGAGCTTGATTTATTCACAACCACAAATAAAGGCAGAAAAAAGGTCCCTGTTATTTGGGTTTCGGCTGAACGAGCCCATCAAATAAAGAACAATCGAGACCTGCGAGATAACAATGGAGTGTTAAAGCTCCCGCTTATTACTGTCGAGAGAACAGGGCTAACGAAAGATCCAGCATTTAAGGGTACTTGGCAGGCACATATGCCAGATTTTGCCAAAAGCTACCACAGGGTTAGAAGGGTCAATGTTCCAGCAGCCAGAAGAATAAACCAAGAAAAAACGTCAAACTTTGCAAACGCTTTTTCAGCAAGAAAGTCAGGACAGAACCAACAAACTGGTATAGGACAACGAAACTTCCCAGCCCGGCCTAATAGAAAGAACCCAACGGTTCTAGAAACCATATACTTGCCAATACCTATATGGGTTAACGCAACTTATTCTTTAAAGTTAAGAACTCAATATATACAACAGATGAATGATCTAACACAGCCATTCTATACTTTTACGGGGCAGATGAATTCCTTCTTCGCAACTAACGAGGGTCATAGATATGAAGGATTTGTTGAAGGTGATTTTGGTAAAACAAATAATATCGCTGAAATGGGGGAAGAGGAAAGAACTTATGTTACAGATGTCAACTTAAAGGTTCTTGGTTATCTTATGGGAGAGGGTTCCAACGACAAAAAACCCAAGGTCACAGTAACTCAAAACTTTGTGGATGTTAAAATACCAAGAGAAAGAGTTATAGTTGGAGACATAAATGAGTTCTTGAGAGAGGATGAGGAAGGAAAAGGTTTTTATAGAGAGTAGGGTTTTTGCCCCCGCACAATACTATTTATAAAGAGAAAGGAACCATATTGAGACTATTTGGTTTAAGGAGACATAATAATGCCATCAGACGCTAGAAAATTTAGATTCGTATCCCCCGGTATCTTCATCAATGAAATTGATCAGTCACAGATCCCTGCTATCCCTGATGCAGTTGGCCCTGTAGTCATCGGCCGCGCCGAAAAAGGCCCCGGAATGATCCCAACAAAAGTTGGTTCATTTTCCGAGTTTGTCGAAAGATTTGGAAACCCACTTTCTGGTATAGGCACAGATGGTGATGTTTGGCGTCTAGGCAACGGCTACGCTGCTCCATCGTATGGCGCATACGCCGCACAAGCATATCTCCGAGCAGGCGTAGGTCCTGTTACTTTCGTCCGTCTCATGGGCACACAGTCTCCTGACGCCACTGAGGCTGGTAAAGCTGGTTGGACAACCACTGCTGCATCTCCTTCTACAGACCCCGCTACAAATGGTGGTGCTTACGGTCTCTTCATTTTTGATTCTGGGTCAGCCGTTGATACCGTTAACACTGGTTCTTTAGCAGCCGTATGGTACCTTAATAGTGGCGCAATCGTTCTTTCTGGTACTCTCGCAGGCGCTTACGACACAGGTGTTACCCAAACTACAGCCTCCGCAGGCGCTGTTATCAAGGCCACCAATGGCGAGTTTAAAGCGCAGATTTATAGTGCTGCTGGAACACCTGCTAGTTCAATCGAAGCCGAGACTGGCAAACTAGAAGATATCACCTTTAACCTTACTGAAGGCAGTCGGCACTTTATCCGTAACGTGTTCAATACGAACCCTGAGAACGCCGGCGCAATGGCAGACTCAAACAGTACTAAGACTTACTGGTTAGGGCAGACTTTTGAAAACTATATGGCCCGAGCCGGCAACGGTGGTTCTTCTTTAGCTGGAACAGATTCATATGGTGTTATTCTAGCGGTTGCTAACGGTGCTGGTGAAAACGGCCCTCATGAGCAAAGAATACCATACCGTGATGCTCACTCTGGGTGGTTCTTTGCACAAAGTCTCAACGCTGATACTGGCTCATATACACATGCAGCACAAAAGAAACTATTTAAGTTTGTTGGTATCAACGGCCATGGCGCTTGGTTGCACAGAAATCTTAAGATTTCTATCAGCAACATCAAAGCCCCCAGTAACGACAATGTGAAATATGGTACTTTCGACGTCGAGATTCGAAAAGCTCAAGACGGAGATCTTGGTCCAGTTATTCTTGAAAGATTCTCTAACTGTAACCTGAACCCTGTAAGTGCTAACTTCATCGCGCGCCAAATCGGTGATGTTTCATTAGAATTTGATACAACTGAAAATCGTTACCGAGAGTTTGGTGATTATCCAAATAACTCTGAGTACGTTCGTGTTGTTCTTCATGATAATGTTGGAACTGTAGACTCTAAATATCTTCCATTTGGTGTTTTTGGTCCGCCAAAATATCCAAACTGGTTCTTTCAATCTGGCTCCATAGGCACCGCAAACGGAAACCCAACTGCCAATGCATTTGCACAAGGCGGTAATACTATTCCACACAGCATGGCCACTGATGCTACCGCTATTTTATCCGGCGCACTTGGCCTAGCAGGCGATCGCGGCGCTTACGGAACCGCATCTATCGAGTACCCAGAGGTTCTTACTCGACTAAGTTGTTCTAATGGTGCCGACGGCGCTAATCCAACTACTAATGCTTACTTTGGATTACAAACATCTAAGTCTAGAACAAGCACAGTGTTTGATCCGGGTTATGTTGATTATCTTCGCCCTCTCGGTGCTGATATTGTTACGGATGCATTGTGGGTTGATGATTTTGGTATTAACGGCTATACAAGCCCGCTTGTTCCTCAATTCAACTTTACTCTTGATGAAATTTATGTTACAACTGGTTCTGCATACTCGGCTGTAACCCCCACTAATAATATCGAAGATGCAGCATATATCGCTGGTTCCTTCGTGAACGGAACTTCATTTACTGCGACTAGCTCCATCGGAGGCGCCGCTAACTATGAAAACATTCTAAACGCTAAGATTAATCGCTTTACATCACCTCTCTTCGGAGGGTTTGATGGTGTTGACATTACTGAACGCGACCCATTCCGGAATACCCTTATTGATGGTACAACACCTACAGAGCAAACAAACTATGTTTTCTTCTCTCTCCGTCGCGCAATCAATACTATTGCGGATGCCGAGGTTGTGGAGATGAACGCAGCTACTATTCCCGGCCTCTGGCATGAAGAGACCACCAAGTATCTTATTGATACTTGCGAAGCTCGCGGCGATTCCTTGGCCATTATTGATATTAAGGGCGGCTTCCTCCCAAGGCATGAGAGCACTAGCTCCAAGTCTGCCAGAAAAGGACAACTTGGTGATGTTCTTACCAATATCAAAGCTCGTAATCTTAACTCCTCCTATGGTGCAGCTTATTATCCGTGGGTTAAGGTTAGAGATGATCAGACCGGAACTATTGTTAACATGCCTCCTTCGGTTGTTGCCCTCGGCGTTCTTGCTAACACAGAGAGAGCAGCAGATGTCTGGTTCGCACCAGCAGGCTTCCGTAGAGGTGGTTTGTCCCTTGGAGCAGCCGGCCTCACAGTTAGCGGAGTTGAGACTAAGTTAACTTCACGCAACAGAGACGACCTCTACGAAGTGAACGTTAATCCGATTGCTAGCTTCCCCGCAGAAGGAGTTGTGGTCTTCGGACAGAAGACTCTACAGGCTACTCAGTCGGCTCTCGACCGCATCAACGTGCGTCGTCTGTTGATCTTCCTCAAACGAGGAATCTCTAGAATCTCTAGCACCACATTGTTCCAACCGAACGTTCAAGCTACTTGGAATAACTTCAAGTCCAGAGCAGATCAGTTCTTGGGCGATGTCCAAACTAGATTCGGTCTCGATGACTTCCGAGTTGTTCTTGACGAAACCACCACTACTCCTGACTTAGTTGATCGTAACATCTTGTATGCTAAGATCTTTGTCAAGCCTACAAGAGCCATTGAGTTCATTGCTATTGACTTCATTATTACACGGTCAGGTGCGTCTTTCGACGACTAAAAAACATTTGAGTACTATTTAAGATAGATAGGGAGACACTATAACATGGCAAATAACTTCTGGACAAACGCTGGAGCGGCTAACGATCCAAAAAGAGGCTTTCGCTTCCGGGTGATGATCCCCGGTATTGATTCTAATTACCTTTGGTATGCTAAGACTGCTACAAAGCCACAGATTTCTTTTGGTGAAGCATCACACTCTTACTTGAACCACACCTACTATTGGCCCGGACGAGCAGAGTGGAATGAGGTAGATGTTGTTCTGGTTGATCCTGTCGAGCCAAATCTTGGAGGTAACATGTCAGCCCTGATTACCGCTGCTGGTTATGCGATCCCTGAAGATTCTAATTCTTTTAGTACAATGTCAAAAGCCCGTGCGTCCCAGCCACTTGGAGTTGTTACAATTGAACAGATTGACGAGAGTGGTAACACTATAGAGAAGTGGAATCTAAACAATGCTTGGGTCAAAGAACTGTCGTGGGGAGACCTCGACTATTCAAGTGATGATCTTACTGAATGTACTATTAAGTTCCGATACGATTGGGCATCCCTTACTTCCAAAGCCGATGGTCCACAAAACATTAGTGGCCCCTTCTTCGCAGGGCCTACAACCAGTTAGTAGAGGTGTTTAAATGGGTAACAAAGGTTTCGACGATCTCGATAGTTACGCAACTAATCGCCAAAGACAACTTAATGAGAACGCAAGGGAGCGTGTCGAGGGTCTTATCCGACCCGGCCAAGGTGTAAATCCAAACTTTGGGGTCAATCCGGGCGCCCTCGGAGACTTTAACCTCCCCGCCTCAAATATACCTAGTGATTTAGATCTAGCAAAAACATTTGTTGATGCTGCGATTGCAAAAGAGAGTAGCAAGAAACCACAATTTTGGACAAACACTAAACTAGCTTTTGACCCCAAGTCACAGTTTCGTTGGAGAGTCCGTATACCCGGCTTTTCGGGAATTCGTGTCGGTACCGGGAACGGCCGCGCCGGTTTAGAAGTCGATGATTCTGTTCAACTCGGTATATGGTATGCAAAAACAATAGACAAACCATCTTATGCTGTTAAGAATCTTGTAGAAGGAAGATATCCAGTAGATGGTGTATTGGCCTTTCCAAAAATAACCGCTACATCACCAGAACTTAAACCTATTACAATGACGTTGGTCGATCCCGTCAATCCTGATGCCACAAGAGTTCTTGCTAAGTACTTGCGAAATGGAGGATTTCAGGAAAAAACGAAACCCGATAACTCTACGCAAGGTTACTTAAGCACCAATTATCCATTGTCTAACGAAAGAACACAATCCGATTTTACTGTTGGAGAAATGTATATAGAACAGTTAGATTCTAGGGGTAATGTACTGGAGCGTTGGACTTTAATCGATCCATACCCAATCGATGTAAATTTTGGAAAACTTGATTACTCCAGTGACGATTTAGTAGAAATCTCCGTTACTTGGGGATATAGAACATTTAAAGTATTCTTTGCAGCAACTGGTAATAGTGAAGAAATAGAATACTTTGCAGAGATACCAGCCGCCAATAGTTTGGGTGGCGGTAGCGCCGGCGGATTACCCGGCACATGATAATTTTAACCTAGAGAGGTAATGATGAGAGACAATAATAAACGGCTATCAGCCGGTGCAGACCCAGCACCTGCCGTAGCTGATGATGCAAAGCCGTCCTTGGACTTTGCTACACCAACAGAGTTGGTGGATTTGCCATCAAAAGGCAAGTTTTATTCTGAAGGGCATCCCCTTTATAATCAAGAAACAATCGAAATCAAGTATATGACAGCTAGAGATGAAGATATTCTAACATCTCCTTCGTTATTGAAGAAAGGTTTGGCTATTGATCGATTCCTACAAAATGTTATTCGCAATCAGCGGATTAACGTTAGCTCGTTGCTAACAGGTGATAAGAGTGCGATCATTGTTGCATCTCGTATCAACGGATTTGGAGCAGAGTATAAAACAAAAGTAACGTGCCCTAACTGTATCACTGTTAGCGAATATACTTTTGATTTAGATGGAGTCGAACACTACTATGGTGATGATTTGGAAAACTATGATGTTGTTCCATCTGATCGTGGAACTTTTATTGTTAAGCTTCCAAGAACAAAGTTTGAAGTTGAAGTACGATTGCTGACTGGCAGAGACGAAAACGAACTCGCTGCAAAGATGCAATCTAGCCAAAAGCGATCAAACAAGATTGAAACAAACCTTACTGACCAGTTAAAGAAAGTTATTGTTTCAGTGAATGGTGTAGAGGATATACAATCTATACACCAAGTTGTTAATAATTTACCGGCTTATGATTCTCGATATCTGCGTGGCGCTTATGCTAAGATCACGCCCGGCCTTGATATGACGCAGCACTTTGGGTGCCCAGCGTGTGGTTTCGAGAAGGAGGTAGATATACCCTTAACGGTTGACTTTTTTTGGTCTAAGCAATGATTATATTGCCTCGGTATATGAAGAGTTTTTTCTTTTAAAATACCACGGCAATTGGTCGTTTATGGAAGCTTACAATCTTCCTATCACTGTTCGCAGATGGTTCTTGAGTCGTCTTCAACAACAGGTTGAAAAAGAAAATAAACAAATCGAAGAGGCCCAAAGTAAATCTAAGTCCGGAAGGCGTTAATGTCTTCCGGTCTTTTTGCTTCTTGAAACTATTTACATAGAGGGAGAACATAGGCTATGGATGATTTTAACAAACAAATAGATATGGTTTTAGAATCCTCTTTGGGGGAGGTTAGAGCC